AAGACCAGCAAAAAACCAAAAAATAATGTGGAATATCACTTCCCGAATAAGGTCTGATTTCAAAATGAGACGCTGGAGTAAAGAACCCTTCTTTTTTTGGTGCATCATCAACTATATACTCCATATGATCTTTGGTTATACCGCAATATTGTATCATTGTGTTGGCGCGTCCACAAGCCCCGTAGCCAACAACTCTTTTACCTTTGTCTTTAATAAAGTTAAGCATTGCCATAAGTTCATCGCGCTGGGCTTCAGCACGCAACCTAAATTTATGAAAGGCCTCTAATCTATTAAGCCCCTCGTATCTTTCTATCTCTCTTATGTCGTGGACTATTTCAGTGGCCGGCCTGTTATCAACACAAGCATAATACCTACGGCTTCCGGCGTGGTTGTCTAGATTCTTAATATCAAAAATCCTGATACCATATTGCGATAGAAAGTTCTCTAAAGATAAGAACGAATAATAATACAAATGCTCATGATACACCCAATCATATTGGGTTTTATCGAGCATATCTTCAAGGGAGTGTAATTCAAAAATGAAAACGCTATCACTCTTCATGCAGTTTCTAACACCACGGATAACGTCATGTATATCTTGGATGTGAGCCAGAACATTATTAGCAACAATAACATCGAACTTACCGAGGTTATTTGACAATTTTTCTGTGAAAGGGCTGTTTATTACATTTTCCACGCCATACGCCGCACTGGAAGGGTCAACCCCTACTTTCCTATCTACACTGAAATGACGCAACATAACGCCATCATTACAACCAATCTCTAGTACAGATTCGGGACTGTAATTATCCATCAATTGTTTTGCGTAATTCTTAAAATGTTGATTAAGCGAGCTTATCTCAGATGAATGATAAAAATAATCCTTAAATAAAATATCCGGATCAATCTTCTCTCCAACTTCTACCGCATAGCAATGCTCGCAAAAATGAAGAGTTAGGGGATATTTTTTCTCACTTTCAAATTGATCTGGCTTTAAGAAACCGCCAGCAAGCGACACCTCGCCATAGTCCATGAATTCAGTTGATTCTTTACCACAAAAAGTACAGTCCATAATAACTCCGTTTAAATGGGAGGCCGAAGCCCCCCACCTAATATTATAGTGATGTTGAACGTGGCCATGAAGCAATAGCAGTGCTATTCCCAGTGCCGGTTCCATTAGCAGTAACCAAAACCACACCGTTGATCTTAGTTTGAGCACTAGTCGCCGTGTCATCTAACGCACCAGCCGTAGCAGTAGTGTATAGAGCAACGTCAGCAGCGCACAAAGTTAAAGTCTTAACCTGTGGACGGCCTTTAACCATAACATAACCATACTGATTGTCAGTAAAGTCTGTTTGTGCGAAGCCTACATCATGTCCGTCATCAACTAAAGCTTTTGTACCTTTTACGGCCTGAAAACTCTCGTCTATACAAACATAGTTACCTTCTAATAGCTCGCCGTTGGCCTGAACAAAGACCCACTTAGAGCCATCATTGGCATCGTAACTATTTCCCAATGTGTCACCACTGGTAGAGCTAACCCCGGAAAGGTCCGCCCCTATTTTTCCATTAATTGTATAAGTCATTGCATTATTCTCCTTATGCTTTTAGTAGTGCTTGGTTGCGACGGTTGGCGCATGTCATGTTACCCATAAACAGGATAGGCATAACAAAAGCGTCCTGATTTACAGACTCTTTCATTTCACCAACTGCAAAGTCACGGCCAGCCATCATGTCAAAATATAAATCCTTAGTATTTAGGAAATACATGTGATTTGATGGAACGTTCTTATCCAGAACAACAGGTATTCCCATGAAGTCCAAAGTACGGAAGCCGGAAGAACCAACCTCAGCCGTAGTGATACGCTGTATACTTTGTAGCGCTTCACGATATAAACCGAAATAGTTTGAATCGGCTATAATCAAATCAGGAGCGTCGCCGTTTAGATAAACAGAATCATAAGTAGCATTCATGTAACTTATGATATTAGCCGATGTTGCAGCAGTGCCGCCATCTGTGGCCGCGCTGTAAACAACGTTTCTCCACCATGTTTGCGTGCTACCATCTATACCACCAACGACACCAGATGAAGGGTCATCAGCAACGATCAACTGTAGACCACCAATCTGCTTGCCGCCGGAACCAGTACCATCTGAATACAAACCTACGCTAATATTATTAGACATAGTTGCAATCGCAGTCTGTGTACGTCCAGTCATAAGGTCTATGATCTTAGATGCACCGCTATTCACAGCCTTTTCACGGCCTGAAATAGTGATATTAACAGCCGCCTGTTTCCACTCGTAATTAGCAGAAGTTAACGTATCAGAAGGCGATACATTGAGAGTCTCATAACCAGAGTAATACTGGAACGTAGAGTTCTCGGCGTATGATAGTTGGCGCTGGATAGTTGCCCCACCGTCATTAATAACACGCATATTACCATTCTTTCTTATCTTATCAAGAAGTGCATTGCGATTAGTAATATTATCAGTGAAACTGCGCTGATACTTATGTAAAGTAGTACTGAGAATCTCAGTAAAGGTTGAATTAGGTATTGGCATTGTAGTTCTCCTTTATTTGCCAAACCCAGTCTTTTACATGAAACCCTTTTCCCTAAATTCCCTTGATAGCATGTCCTTTAAATCTACTGAATCATTGGCAGCCGACGAACTCCCGGCACTTGGCTTTACACCCTTGGAGGCTTTCTTCGCTCTCCGGGCACTCTTCCGCGCCTCTTCAAGCTCTAATTGTTTTTTCATTTCCTGCTGCTGCTCGAAAGTTTTTTCTTTCACAGTAGGAGATAAATTATAAGCTTCTTCAAGCGTGCTCGCCTTGCCTTTTTGTAAAAGAATCGCCATCTCTTCTTTGACTTCTTCATACAACGGATACTTAGGCTCGCCTTGTTCATTTACAGTAAATTTAAAGTCACGGATCATATTGGCGTAAGTCTCTTGTTGAGACCTTCCTTCATCTTCCGCCTTCCTTGCACCTTGGGCTTTTAGTTCCTGGATTTCTTTTTTTAACTGGGTGATTTCATCATTGTCATAATAGTCATCAGCGTCATTGCTGAATCCTAGTTTATCTGGAGTCACCTTATAGGCTTCCATTAGGTTCTTGATTACCGATTCTGGATTTACTGACAGTTGGCGATCTACATCTAACAGCCTGTTTACGTAACTAGCTGGTGTATGTCCGCGCTGTTTTAGTACATCCTTGTACGGGTCAAATATCTCATCAAACTCGCTAAGATTCTTCTTGGTGTGGGCAAGCTCATCTGCTTTCTTGTAAAAGCCCTTCTTCAAGTTATCGTAACGATTTATTAATACTTTCGCTGCTTCCTTTGTCTCAGGATTTTCCAGCAAATCTTCAAATTTCTCTTTTTCTTCAGACGTCCATTCGTTAGGAACTAAAGGGAAATCTTCATTATCAGAATCGGATTTCTTATCGCCCTCTACTTCACCCTCTTTATTGCCCGTCTCTTCGCCTTCGTCTTGCGCTTCCTTATTATCAACTACCGCAACATCTTCTTCAGCCTTATCCTCTACAGCCTCCGGCTCTTCCACATTAACAGAACTATGCTTCTCTTCTGCCTCCGCAAGAGTCTTTTCTAAGTCACCCTTTAAGTCATCTATACTAAAATTCTCCATTAATCCGCTCCATTATTAAACACCAACTAAAATATTCTTGTCTGGATTCTCAGCCTCCGCCTCCGTTGCCAAGGCTTTTATTGCCAGCTCCATTCCTTGAAAGTCTATCTTTGTTTCTTCTCTTTGATTTTCTAAGCCAACCTTAGATTCTTCTAAGGTTAATTCACGATCTTTCAATTGTAACTCAGCAAACTTCAACTGAGCATCCGCCTGATCCTTTGCCATTTTGCGCTGAACCTCCATTTCTTCAGGAGAAGGTTGTGGCGGCTGATTTTTGGCAGCTTGCTCTTGCTGTATAAGTTCAACAACCCTATCCATAATGGTCTGCTCGATATCACGCCCCATTTTGAATCGCTTAAGCATAATCATTAATAATTCACTAGTTGCCTTTAAACCGATTGATTGCGTCATAGCTGGTGCTTGTGCTATAAATTCGGAAATAGCCCTCATAAACTCAACCATCTCATCTTTGTCAGCCATGTCGTCAGCGGCAATAGTAGAGTCGGTCTGGATATCTATTAGAACACTGGAAGGCTCAGTTTGCTGGAGAATTTCCTGCATTCTTGCAACCTCACCAATATCAACTCCAGTTACTAGTGCTATTGATTTAGGCTCAAAACGATTAACTATAATCTCTCCGGCAATTCTTACTAAATCCCTAATGAAGCGCTGTACTTCCCTTTGCATCCTTGATATTCTTAACGTACCAAAACGCCCTTTAATTCTCTGCGCAGAAGCAGTCTCCCTAGGGTCACTCACGCCGCGCAATATATCGGCATAGCCCATAACTTCATAAATAGCCTGTATGATTTCCTTCCGCTGCTGGTAGAGAGATACAATAACGTTAACTTGCTCACCTATCTCTTCTGATTGCATAATAGTTTTAAGGCCACCCTTCTCTAACATCCTCTGTAAATTCTCAATCGCCACAAAAGTGTTATCTTGACCTTCGACCATATTGGCCAATTGTGGGAATGACGCGTCATAAACACCGCGACGCTTAAGATTATCTACATTCCGGCGTATACGAGTTGAAACCTCGTTTAACTCTTCCGCTAAATCCTGATACTGCACGAACAAAGGAACGGGCAAGATAGTATTATTAGTGAAACATGCGGAAAGAGGTTTAGCCGTCGGAAAGAATCCGTCAAGTTCTAGAGGGTCATCATCTATACGCAGGGGCTCTTGTAGAGTAGCACAGTCGCTAAACCATATAACCTTTCTTTCTTCTTTATACCAAACTTCCCAAACCTCAGCCTGAGAAAATCCATCATAAACGCCGGAATCACCTTTATCTTCAGGGGCGTTATCTTCGCGATAATTATATTCTAATTTAGCAGCAATCTTCTTCCCGAATTCTTCCTCGGCCTCTTGCCGCGTATATCTACCACGGAAGGCCTGCCAAGGTAAATCCTCATACCTACGAACTTTAGGCATAAGGATATCTTCCCAGTATTGATATTTGAATTCTATACATTCTATAGCAAGAACATCTTCTTTTTTAACTTCAACACTTTCCACGCCATCGTCATCATATTTAACCTCCTCAACTTCTCTTTCACTGAAATATGGCTTATACGCAACTCTTATACATCCATAACCAGGCAACAGCATATCTTTAACAGCAGATTCTATTGACGAATATGATTCAGGGTTTTTTATAAAGTGATTTATAGTATCTTCCAGCATCTTAGCAGCCTTACGCGCTGGCATAGAGTTGCTATCCTGCGCCCTGCAATCAGCCTCAGGCGATTCACTAAACAACATAGGAAGAATGGTTTCAGTATTAGAATATAGTATATTAAAATTAGAATCTAAACTACCGCGCGAACTACGCCCCTCATCTCTGTATCTATCTTGTATCTTGCGCCCAGACGTAACAAAATCACTTACATCCTTTTTTGCTGTGTCAATTTGGCCCTTCCAAAATGCAAGGGTCTCATAATTCTTTTTTGCTGGTGGGGTTTTGTTTTCCATATGCGTATTATACACTTTAAAAATGTAATTTCAAATTAAATACGATTCGACTTTGTACTACTAGTTTGCCATGCGTTAATAGTTGGAAAGCCGCGGTCGTCAGTTATTTTTTTTAAATCCAAAAAGGCCGATGCTTTATTATGCACAGCTAGATACCTAAACGCATCCGCACCATGTGAAGCCCAATCATGATAAGGTTCATTCTCAAAGCACTTCTTAGCGTTATTATATTTCTTGCGGTAAGAACGCAAGCACTCTAAGCCTGACTCGCACTTATCCGCATCAAAAACACATCTACTAAAAAATACACGAACCCTGTTTATGTCAGCATTAACTGAGGGCGTTCTATCATGGACTAACCATTCCCACTCTGGTTTTAAAGCCCGTAGCTGCTCGAAGGCGCAACCTTCAAACCTATCGTATCCAGCATCATGAGGTAAGTGGTGAGTCCCATAATGATATCCTTTTTTTGAAAGCATATCAGTGTAAAATGATGGTTTTTTATTATTAAATTGCTCGTAATCTATCACACGCACCTCATTACCATAGTTCTGACTAAACCATATAGAAGTATAATCTGATTTCCCTATATCCCACCACGTCTCAACCGGCACAGACTCATCATAAAGTACTTTTGTAACTCGCCCCTCTTTCTGGACCTTATTTATCTCTCCTATATAGTAAGAGCCTGGTATAGCAGCCTCAAAAGAACAGTAATACTCCTGATTATAATAAGCCTCACCTTCCTCTTCCCCATATTCAGATCGCAACTCATCAAGCTCCCTCTGTAAGGATTCCTTAGAGAATACACCAGTTTCATCAACGGTAAGTTTTTGGCAGAACCAATCCGACGACTTATTAGCCATATTGAATGTACTATATCCATGATTCTTACCACGAGCTGTATAAATAAACATAGCCCACCCCCCATTCTCCGCGAGTATAGGGCGTAAATAAGGCCAAGAAGATGGATTACCTACTGACCACTCAGAGAACACAACGCCATATGGCGGCGATCCTATAAGAGAGTTGTAATTATCAGAACCAACCACTTGCCAAGTAGAACCGTTCTTAAACCTTATCATCATCTCTTGTTCGCGTGTGTTTTCCCTAATTTCTTTCGGGAAAGCCTCATCAATCCTTCTAATCCCTGTATGTGGATTAATCGCCTCCCAGATAGCCTTTCTAGCCTGCGCTGCCTCCGGCAACATATGCCAATAAGTAGCCACCTTCTCCATCGCAGAAACTGCCGCAAAGTGTAGGCATACATCATCTTTTCCTGCTCGCCTATGCCACAACGCCACAGCTCTTTTCCCACCAGAAGCTAGATGATTCCATAATTCCCTTTGATAGGGTCTCGGCTGCCAGTTATTAGGGAGTACTACGTCCATTACTCTTTTTCATCGTGAAAGAATTTATTAAGATAAACATTAAGGGTATTCTCTGTACCCCCCGTATGCTCCACGGATTTAAGTTTAGGGTATATATAACTAGCAACTTCCTTGGAGGCTTGCAACCTGACTGTTACCTCGTTTTTTTTATCTATTGCTATTTTACACATAGCTTAAATTGGGCAGTAATCAGGGTATTT